AATAGAAGTCAAATACCTCGGTTATGAAGACGACCCTCAATAGAGGGTCTTTTTTTTGCTCTAAATAGAACTAAATAAACCGAGATCGTAACAACTAGTGGCCATACAACGGTTTTCTCAAGGTTTCAAAGACATTTCATTGTCCTTTAGCAAACACCCTGTTACTCGTGATATTCCTGCACTGAAGAACGAAGATGCTATAAAGCGTTCAGTTCAAAATTTAGTGCGTATTCATGTTGGAGAAACTGTTTTCAATCCTTTATTGGGAACTAGAGTTACTGATGCTTTGTTTGAATTAGCTGATGATACGTTTATTGATCCAATAAAAACTGAAGTGGAGTTAGTATTATCTAACTGGGAACCTAGAATAACCTTACAAGATGTAGAGGTAAATTCGGATCCAGATAATAATTCTTTAGAAGTTACTATAAATTATGACTTAGTTGGATTGTCAGCACCTACTCAGTCAATCACCTTTGTACTAGAACCTACAAGGCTATAATGGCACTACAGCAATTTACCAATTTAAATTTTGAGGATATAAAATCTTCGATAAAAGACTATCTGAGAGAAAACTCAAACTTCTCAGATATGGACTTTGAGGGTTCTAACTTATCTGTTATTGTAAATCTATTAGCGTATAATTCATATCTTACTGCATATAATACAAACATGGTTGTCAATGAGACTTTCATTGACTCAGCAACTCTTAGAGAGAACGTTGTATCTCTTGCACGTAATATTGGTTATGTTCCAAGATCGAAGAGAGCATCAACTACAACAGCAACATTCAACCTAACAGGTATTAGTACATCTGCTACTACTATTACATTTCAACCAGGTGTTATAGCTAATGGTGGAGTGAATGATGTCAATTATATATTTTCTATACCAGAAAAGGTTACTAGTGCTTCTGTCAATGGTGTTTCTGAAGGTACGATAGACATATATCAGGGTCAGTTCTTAGAGACTCAATTTGTTGTAAATGATTCTCAACCCAATCAACGTTTCGTTCTTCCAAATGATAGTGTAGATACATCTACTATTAGAGTAAACATTAGAGAAAGTAATGCTAGTACAACAATAACTGAGTATAAGTTGGTAGATAATATTATTGGTATCACTTCAACATCTAACATCTTTTTGATTCAGGAAACTACTGATGAGAAATATGAAGTTTTATTTGGCGATGGTATATTTGGTAAGAAATTGACCAATGGTAATGTAGTAGATATTAGTTACATCAAGACAGAAGGTAAAGATGGTAATGGTGTATCTGCATTGAAATTTTCAGGTACTATTATTGACCAAGATGGAGCAGATTTATCAGGATATTTCTCTGTTATCACTCCCAACTTCCCATCTGAGAACGGTGATGAGATAGAAGACATTAGAAGTCTTCGTTATTACGCTCCTAGAGTGTATTCTGCACAGCATAGAGCAGTAACAGCGTCTGATTATGAAGCAATTATACCTTCAGTGTACCCAAATATTGAATCTATAAGTGCATTTGGTGGTGAAGAACTAGATCCACCGAAATATGGTAGGGTTTATATCGCTTCTAAACCTAAAAATGGTTCATTCTTATCTGAGTTTACTAAAAAACAGATTTTAGGATCTCTAAAAAGTTATTCTGTAGCAGGAATTGTTCCTGAGTTGATAGATCTGAAGTTTTTGTATGTTGAAATTGATAGTTATGTGTACTATAACGCAAACTTTGTAGGTGATAAGGAGAATTTGAAGAGTGAAGTTATGTCTTCTCTTACTACATTTGCGTCTGGGATGGAATTGAATAAGTTTGGAGGTAGATTTAAGTATAGTAAGGTACAGGCAATGATTGATAATGTTAGTAACTCTATCACATCAAACATTACTACTGTAAGAATAAGAAGAAATCTTGAAGCACAAATAGATCAATGGGCTCAATACGAGTTATGTTTTGATAATGAATTTTATCGTGGAGAAAGTAACTACAATATCAAGTCTACTGGATTTACAGTATCTGGTATTGAAGGTACAGTTTATTTCTCAGATAGTGTTATAGAAGGGACTGATAAGGGTACTTTATTCTTATTCAAAATTACTTCTGACACTGAGATTAGCATAATATCTGATTCCTTCGGAAGTGTCGATTATAAGAAGGGTGAAATCATTATAGATACTACCAATATAACATCTACTACAGAATCGGATAACATCATCGAAGTGCAAGCAATTCCACTATCAAATGATGTTCTGGCACGTAAAGAGTTATATTTACAGTTTGATGTATCTAAGAGTAACTTCTATATGAGAGAAGACTCTATCTCATCAGGTGCTAATACTTCTGGCACAAGATATGATCCACAATCTAGCTACCAAAACGGTAAGAAGACTCGATAAATGATAACAACATCTTTTACCAAGGTTAAGATCAATGAGGTTATTCAGAGCCAAGTCCCTGAATCCATTGACAACGAGAACCCTCTATTCGGTGAGTTTCTAAAACAATACTATCTTTCCCAAGAATATCAGGGAGGTGCGATAGATATTGCTCATAATTTAGTAGAATATAAAGGACTTAACTTTCTAAACAATGAGAACTTAATTGGGTTCACATCTGTATCGCAATATGCCAATGGTAAACAGGATACGATTCACGTTGATTCAACTTCAGGTTGGCCTAGTCAATGGGGATTGTTGAAGATTAATGATGAGATAATAACATATACAGGTAAGACAGATACATCTTTTACAGGATGTGTTCGTGGTTTCAGTGGAATTGAGAATAATGCTAAAACTAACTCGCCAGAATATCTTACTTTTACTAATAGTGGTATTGGTACTCATCCTGTGGATGCCAGAGTTACCAATCTATCTAATGTTTTTCTAACTCAATTTAGAAAGAAACTAAAACAACAAGTATTACCAGGATTTGTTGAGAGAAATCTTGATGAAGAAATAAATCAAAGTAATTTTATAAGACAAGCAAAAGACTTCTATAAGTCTAAAGGTACAGAGGAAGCATTCAAAATATTATTTGGTGCGTTATATGGTGAGACGGTTGAAATGATTCAACCATCTAAGTATCTTGTTAAACCATCAGATGCAGATTATATTGTCAATGATGTTCTAATATGCGAACTTATTACTGGAGATCCACTTAAAATTGAAGGACAGAGTTTGATTCAGGATACTATCCCACTTCAGACTAGTGGTTCTATCTACAATGTAGAACGTGCTGTAGTTGGTGATAAGTCATATTATAAAATTGGTGTATCAAGAGGAACTACTATTGGTAAGTTCAAGCAAGCAGGTAAGACATTTATAACCAAAAATGCTCCTGTTGGTGCGACAATACTGAACGTTGATTCTACTGTTGGATTTGGTTCTACAGGATCTTTGTCATATGAAGATAGAACAATTGATTATACAGGTAAAAACTATACACAGTTTACGGGAATAAACATTTCTGAACCATGTGGTGTTGGTTCTACTGTTAGATCTGGATTGATTGCATACTCTTATGAAGATGGAAACCCAGACAAAGAGGTTCAATTACGTGTTCTTGGTGTGTTGAGTAAGTTTGTTGGTGAAGCAATAAACCAAAAGAAAGATAGTAATGTTAATGTCAAGACTTTAGGTAAACCAAAAGATCAACTGAAATGGACTACATGGATATACAATACTGCTTCAACATATAATGTTGATGGATATACTTTAGTATCTCCCAATAACTATAACTTTGACTTAGATGCAGATCATCAATTATATGTTGGTGATGAACTTGAGGTTATTGATATTGATGGCAATGTACTAGATGGTACATTGACTTTTGTTTGGGATGCACTTCCTAAACGTATTACTGTAAACTGTCCTACTATAGGTGCAAGTCCAGAGTATAGGATTCGCAGAAAGTTGAAACTTTCCGCAGATGGATATACTGCAGATGTACAAAATACTTATTCTCAGGAAGAAACCCTATATGTTGCGTCTAACAGTTTACCACATTGGACTATAGATCCGCAAAAGAGAATTCGTTCATTTGATAATATTGGACTAAGTACGACTACTGTAGAGATAAACATTACTGATCATAATTTGCATGATGGTGATCTTGTTGTTTATACATCATCAGGAATATCTACTCTAACTAATTTGAATGAAGGTCAACCATATTATGTGAGAAAAATTAATGATAATATAATCAAATTATCATACACTGCTGAAAACGTTCGTAGAGGACAGTTTGTTACTGCATTCATAGGAAATGACTTAGCAGGTGTTTCTACCCACTTCCTGACCCCATTTGAGGTGTCTGGGACATCTTTAGGACCACAGAAACTATTGAAGAGGTTCAATGAACCTGAATTTTCTCCTAATAAGGAAAAAACTGTACAGGGTGGTATTGGTTTATTTGTAAACGGTGTAGAAGCACATTCATATAAATCGTCAGATCTAATTCGTTTTGGTCCTTTAGAAAGTGTTGATGTTTTGAACCAAGGTTCAGATTATGATGTTGTGAATCCACCACGCATCAATGTCACACAAGCTGGTCATACTGGAGTAGGTGCATCTGTTATAGCGCAGGTAGAGGGTATACTTACTGGTGTTTTCTTAGATACTACGGGTGTTGATTACGAAACTACGCCTACTGTGAGAATTGTGGGTGGTAATAATACAACTGCTATACTAAAAGCGAAGATGAGGAAGAGTCAGCAGGTAGTTGAATTTGATTCAACATCTACTGGTGGAGTTGTTGCTACTGCAACAGATAGATTTGTGTTCCCAGAACCACATGGGCTGAAGGATGCTGAGGAGATTATATACGATTCAAACGGTAGTACTACTATAGGTATTGGTATAACACCAGGTAATTTAGTAGATACAGCACCATACTATGTCGTAAAAATAGATGACTTCCAGATTCATATAGCAGAATCTAGAACAAAAGCACTAGCTGGTATTGGTACTATAGGTTTAGTCAGTAGTGGTGGTGGTTTACAGAGATTTAAAACAACAGAAAGAAGAAATAAAGTTGATACTGTAGAGATAGAGAATGTTGGTTATTTCAAAAATAGAGAAGTAACAACATCTACTGTAGGTGTCAATACATTTACTAATAGAGTAATTATCAACAATCATGGGTTTGAAACTGATGAAGTTATCAAATATTCAGCAGCATCTCAAGCAGGTAATCCCAGTAGTGCTATTGGTGGATTGACAAGTGGTAATGAATACTATATTCACAAGATAGATGATAATACATTTAGAGTCAAAACATCCATAGGTAGCACAGTAACAATACCATTTACTAATCCTGGTCTAGGTGTTCATATTTTCCAAGATCCTCCTATAGTAATTGAGATAGATGGTAGACAAGGTATTAGCACGGCTAACGCTACTGCTTCGCCTATTATACGAGGTAGCATCACTGCAGTTCATGTAAAGCAGAAAGGTAGTGAGTTTGGTTCTACTGTAATCAACGATAATAATAAACCATTCATAACAGCAGTGGTAGGTACTGAAGCATATCTACAAGCATTTGTTGTAAATGGTAGAATTGATCAGATTCTTGTATTAGGTGGTGGAGAGAACTTCTTTAGTGAACCTGAAGTTACAATTAGTGGTGATGGTGTGGGTGCTAAAGCTAAGGCAATTGTATCTGGTGGTAAGATTACTGCCATCACTATGATTGATAAAGGTGCTGGTTATACGCAACCAAAGACCGCAGTTACAGTAAAAACGCCTGGTGAAAATGCAATATTCAATAGTAATCTAAAGCAGTGGACAGTAAACCAGATTGATAGGTATGCTAGGTATGGTGATGTAAAGGATGATGATGGATACTACGGTAATGTAAAGGATTCTGATCTAGGTAACCCTTATATCAACTACTATGTTCCAAGAAATCTTAGAGATCATCTAGGTGATGTTGGACAAGATCACTCACCTATTATTGGTTGGGCGTATGATGGTCATCCAATATACGGTCCATATGGTGTTGTTGATGGACAACTTAAGTATTTGGAATCTGGTTATATCAAGATAACCAGTCAGAGAATAGATGGTCCTAGCATTACTAAGTATCCTGCAGGATTCTTCTGTGAGGACTTTGTGTATGTTGATGGAGTTGGTGATCTAGATGAGCATAATGGTAGGTTTGCTGCGACACCTGAGTTCCCTAATGGAACATATGCATACTATACTACTGTAGAAAGTACTACTATAAACAACCCAACATCTCCATTTAACGGAGTTAGACCTCCAGTATTTCCATATATCATTGGTGATAGTTATTATTCTACACCAGATGAATTCAATATTGGTTTTGATTCTGATCAGGATTTAGATCCTATCAAACTAGATTTGGTAAGAAATACTAAACCATATAACATACCAGAGTATGAGTTTATAACCAACTCTAATAAAAATACTAATATCAACTCTAAGATTGTCAAGACTAGAACTGGTGCGATAGAACAAATTAGTCTTAATGTAAAAGGTAAGAATTATAATGTTGGTGATAAGTTAGTTTTTGATAATCAGGGAACTACTGGTATTGGTGCTTTAGGTAAGGTTTCTGAAGTTGGAGGACCAGGTATTACCACGTTCACAACTAGCATTACCATAATAGATGACATAACACTTATAGTAGATGGTCAGACAGTAACAGGTATTGCTACTTTCCCACATAATCTTCCTGATGATGCGGTTATAGAAATTATTGGTATATCAACTAGCACTCATAAAGCACTTGAAACAAAAGCAAAGATTGATGTCAAGTCAGTAAATACTAGTTTAGCACAGCCAATGACTACTGCTGCATTGTCTGGTTTGACAACTAGCGTCTTTATTACTGATTGGATGTCTAGTGGAATCTATAAGTTTAGAATCAATGATTATGTAAAGATTGAAGATGAAGAGTTGAGGATATTAAACTTTGATGTTCCCAACAATAGGTTGGAGATGTTTAGAGGACAGAATGGAACTATTGCTGTTGCTCATACTTCTGGATGTAAGATTGAAAAGTTTCAGACAGACTTTACATACCCATTATCAAATCCAATCAACCTAAGCACTCCTGAAGATATTCAATATTATTTTGATGCTGAGAGTTATGTTGGTTATGGAATGACCTTTGGTGTTGGTATTGGAACCACTGTATCAGTAATGCTACAGGGTGGTAATCAAACAACAAAACATCCTACCTCACAATATAAAGATAAGTTTATACCAACAAGGACAGTATATCTACCAAAACATCAATTTCAAAATGGTGAAAAAGTAACCTATAGTCCTGGTGCAGGAACTTCTATGTCGTATCAAACTGATGCGATGAAGAGAGTAAATGCCAACTTTATTCGACCATTACCACCAGAATTATATCTACAAGTAATAGATAACTCATTAGTTGGTATTGTAACCACACAGTCTGGTATTGGTTCTGACCTACAGAGAGTGATGCTTTCTGGTGGTGTTAGTATTGGTAATACACATTCATTCAAAACTCAGCGTGGTGAGATAAAGGCACAAGCAAGAATTGTAGAAGTTACTGCTACTACTGCTGATACTCATACTTTCAAAAGAGGTGATGTAATAGATTTCAGCGTAGTGTCATCTGGTACTAGTGCTGTAGAAGCCAAGTATGATCCTGGTACAAGGATAGTAAAACTTGGTATGGAAGGAAGTGATACAAGTAAGTGGATTGAGAATCCACCTTTCACACAACCTAGAGGTAACAAACTACAAATCAATACTGCTGATGCTTCTCTAGACAATACTAAGTTAGAATTCTTCTTAGATCCAAATTTCAATAAGTCATTTGTAGGATCTGGTGTTTCAACTATTGAAATAGAATCAACTGGAATACCTGGTACTGCAAATTCTAAAACTACAGTACATTTCACTGAACAGGCTCCTGATGTATTGTATTATAAGTTCAAACCTCTACAGAATAGTAAGATAATTGAAACTAATACTGATATAAGAGACTATTCTAAGATTATTGTTGAGAATAGTAGGTTTAATGGTAGGCATAGTATTACTACGACAACAGATACCACGTTTAGGTGGTTGATGGATCGTATTCCTGAAAGAGTAGGTTATAGTAGTGCTAATCAAATAAATTATACAACTTCATCTCCAACTATCACAGGACCTGTAGGTAAGATTCTATTGCAAGGTGGTGGTTATGATTATAATGATATACCTAATGTTTCAATTGCATCTACTACTGGGTCTGGTGCTGGATTGAAAGCATTTGGTAGTGATATTGGTGCAATTGATGAGGTTCAGATAGTTGACTTTGGTTTTGATTATCCATCAGATGCTACATTACAACCACAGGCAGAAGTACCACAGATATTGTTCTTGAAAGATAACTTCTCTGTTGGTAGTGTTGCTATTACTTCTACAGGTAAGAATTATCTTTCTACACCCAACTTTGTCATATACAACAGTGAAACTGATACTGTAAATCAAGACGCTAAGTTTGAATCTACATTGACTGGTAGTTCTATAACTGATATAAGAGTTATTACTAGAGGTGGTAGTTTGAGTAGTGGTGATAATGATCTAATACCTATTGATAATACAAATGGTGTAGGTATTGTTAGTGCAACATATTCTGATCCTACTGTAACTCTCAGACTCCAAACTCCTCCTACAGGATTTACTACATCAAATCCATTACCATTTGCAGTTGGTGATAAAGTATTTGTTGAGAACCTAGGAGTTACAACAGGATTTGGATATAATTCTTCAGATCATGGATATGAGTTCTTTACACTGACTGGTGTAAACACTGCTATTGGTAATGCAAATGGTGCTACTATTACATATGAGGTGAAGAAGAATGCTGGTACACATGACTATCAGAAGTATGGAACTGTAAGTAATAATAAGGATCTTGCTAAATTTAAGTTGAATTTAGTTGAGAGTGAGTTTCTAACTGGAGAACCAGTTGTGAGTTCTAGTGGTTATGAAGGTATTGTTGTGAAGGGTGAAGGTAAAACTAAGAATGTATTACGTGTCAATACCTTAGTTGGATTCAATACATCTGATACTATCAAAGGTAAATTCTCTAGTGCTGGTGGTACTATAGAATCTACAAAGTCATATGAAGGTCATTTTGAATTAGATAGTTCTACAGAAAGACCATTTGGTTGGGAAAGAGATACTGGTAAACTAAGTGATTTCTATCAGAGAGTACAAGATAATGATTACTATCAACACTTTGCATACTCATTAAAGAGTTTTGTTGGAATTTCCTCATGGAGTGAACCAGTTGATTCACTGGCACACATTGCTGGATTCAAGAAACATTCTGATTTACTAATCAATTCCGTACCTTTAGGAATAGGTGTTACACGATATGGAGATACTTCTCCACCTCCTATTGGTATATCATCTGGTGCTGGTGGTGTTGTGTTGATTGATGAAGAAGCATCTTTATACAACAAGTATCAGTATGATCTAGTAACTGAGAATACTAATCAGGAACAAACTATCTCTGATGAGGTAACTTTCTTATCAGGTAGATTTGGTGATGCAATAATTTGTAACACTAATAGAGTTCTTGATATTGATGATCTTAGTCCTCAATTCTATACTGATCCTAACCTTGTTAGATCTGTAGAACTTGACACCTTTGATATGATAACAGGTGGTCCTGGTGGCGATGGTATAAATGTAGTCAAATATTATGCTCAGGTAGTTCTTGATGTTTCTGCAGGTATTAGTTTTAATGCTACTCAATACTCAGAATTTGTTATATTTCATGACGGAACTAACGCTTATATCAACACCTACGGTGAATTGAGTGATGCTTCAGATTTAGGAGAGTTTGAAGTAACGACATCTGGTCCTCTTGCTAGTGTGCTATTTGTTCCAAGTAACTCTGCTTACAGTTATGATATTACCTTCCATAAGGAGATTATTACTAATTCGGTTGGTGTAGCAACAACATCATTTGGATTAGTTGAGATGACTGGTAAGACAACCCAACTAGTTGTCTATGGTTCACTGGTAAATCAGGATATATACCACATTGATGCTACTAAGTATAAGTCTGGAACTATCTTAGTCTCAGCAAGAGCAACAGGACAAGAACGAGAGGTAGATGAATTTACATGGTTGGCAAATGGAGCTGGTAATGTTATGTACACCAACTATGGTTTGATGGATTCTGATACTAGTTGTGGCACATTTAATATGAATATGCAAAGTAATACTTTGAAATTGAGACATACACCACCAGTAGGAGTTGCGGTTACAGTCTCTACATTCATGCGTAATGTAGGTGTTGCTCAGACAGTTAGTGGAACTGGTATAACAGATTCATATGAAGTAGGTGATACTTCATTGTCTACAACTTATACTACAATTGCTTCTGCTTCTACCCCAGATCATAAAATTATATCTCAGAAATCTTATTCAAATTACACAACATGTAAATATCATGTTGAGATTCATAATACTACTGACAATAAGTATTCTGCTTTCTTAGTATCATCTAATACTTATTCTGATAATGCGACTTATAACAAGTACAATAACTTGTCCACACATGCAGGTGAAGAAAGAAGGGATATAGGTGCTGTAGATGTTTATCTTGCTGGTGGAGAAACTCAATTGAGATTCCTACCAAGATCTAATAAAGCATACATTGTAAGAGTTATGGAAATGAGAATAGATAAACCAGATCAAGTCCCTGCAGACGTTACGTACACCTTCTAAATACAACCATGTCATTTCAGTTAGGATCGGTCAATAAACAGTTCAACACTGAAAGCCAAAGCTTTCAGAAGTCCTTCAATTTAACTCATAAACAAGATTCTATTTTTTCACATGAGTTTGATGGAGGAGATCCTGCTACCATTTTATTAGGTTCTAATACATTCGTTATCAAGAACCATTTCTTAGTGACTGGAGAGAAGTTAGAATATAATGCATCTGGTAATACTGCTATAGGTATAGATCATACTAGTCCTGGTATAGGTGCTGGTACTACTGTACCTAATATAGTGTATGCTATCAAGGTAGATGAGAATAGATTTAAGATTGCTGCTTCTAAATCATTAGCATTATCAAGTGATAATATTGGTATTACAACTGTAGGTGTAGGTTCTACACATAGGTTTAACTGTTTCAAGCAGAACACTAAGTGTATGATATCAGTTGATAATGTAATACAACAACCACTAGTGGTAAAGACTGGTACTGCTACTACAACTGAGAATACTATATTGAATAGAGAAGTTAGATTTTCTGATATTAGAGGATTCAAACAATATGATTTGATAAAAATTGATGAGGAGATAATGAGAATCCAAGTAATTGGATTTGGTACAATGTCAAATAATGTTCTATTGGATAGAGGATTTCTAGGTACTCATGAAACTTTCCATGTCCGTAATGCACCAGTAAAGTTATTACAGGGTGATTATAATATTGTAGAAGATAAGATACATTTCAAGGACGTTCCTTTTGGTGGTACTAGACAATCAGTTGGTGTCTCTTCTGCTGCTGTTGATGTTGCTAATAATTCATTTACTGCTTTGACAGAAGTCTTTAATACTGGTACTCAAGTAAAAATAAGATCTATAAATCCACCTTTACCTTTGGTTGGTAATGAAGATTATTTTATTATCAAGAATGCAAACAACAACTTCTCTTTTGCTGATACAAAAGGTTTAGCATTAGTTGGTACTGCTGTTACATTAACTAGTGCAGGTATTGGTACACACAAGTTATTAGTAGCAGATGTTGTAGAAGGTAGTTCTTTCCAAGGTAGAGCATTTATAAGATCGGATTATACTGGCAACCTTATTGTAGATGATATATCAGATGACTTTACTGGTATAGCAAAGACCTATACTATGAAGAGTGGAGGTTCAGATATAACTGGTATCACTACTGACTTCGGTGTAATCCTACTAAACAATCAATTCCAGAAACCAGATATAGATTATGATTTTGTTGGTGGATCTGCTACAGGTATAACATCTATTAGATTTACTGGTAATGTTATTGAAGGTCAGACTGAGACATATAGTACATCAGATGTAAATGCTAATAGACTTCCAAGAAGAGGTATTATATCTGGTCTAGGTAATACTCAAGGTTGGGGTTATCAAAGATTACAAGCAGGATTTGGTACAGCTGTAGTATCTGGGTTTGGAACTATCACTGCTGCCATAGGATTTACAGGTAGTGGTTATAGAGGTGATAATACAGTATTCAAGGTGCATGTTAGAGGTGGTAGTCCTACCACAGGTGCTGCAGGAACATTCTCAGTTCTCAATGGTAATATAGACAAGATATGGATGGGTACACCTGGTGTTGGATATACTTGGACTGATGTACCACTAATAGAATTTGATAGTCCTTATGGATATGATGATTTGAAACTGGTCAGTTCTGGAACTGGTATTGGTGCATCTATAACAGTCAATGTTTCTACTGGTAATAGTATATCTGCTCCTGTTATAACAAATACAGGTTATGGTTATACAGTAGGAGAACAGATTCAAATTGTTGGTATACCAACTGTTGCAAATGCTGGTACTAACTTTACACCTGCTCAGTTTACTATAACAGAAACCTCTGATGATAAATTTGCTGCATGGACTCTTGGTAAATTCCAAATTCTAGATGATTGGTCACACCTATTCAATGGTAGTAGAACTCAATTTACTCTTACTGAGAATAACAGTGCAGTTAGTATTGAAAAGACAATTGGTAGTCCAATAAGTCTTGATGATATATTATTGATCTTTATCAATGATGTTTTACAGAAACCAGGTGTTGCATATAACTTTGATGGTGGAACACAGGTTAAGTTTACTGAAGCACCTGCAACAGGTTCTACTTTACAGGTTTTATTCTATAGAGGTACTGATGCTGATGTTACTACAACAGAAGCTGTAGAAACTATCAAGAAAGGTGATAAGATTACTATTGATAGTCCACCATCTCGTAGATCTATATTAGGACAAGATGAAAGAACAATTAGAGAACCAGTTTCTAGGGAAACATTACAGACAACAATTTATAAAGGTCAAGGAATTTATTCAGGTAAGACTCCACTAAGACCTGTAACTTGGAGTAAGCAGGTGGATGATAAACTGATAGATGGTATCAAAGTATCAAAGGCAAGAGGACTTTATTCTAGTGGAATACATCCTGCTACACGTATCATTGCAGATGTAGGACCACTTGATACTAAAGTGTATGGTCAGTCAGGACTAATAAACTTTAGAATGAGTGAAGATCCTAATACTTCAAGTTTTACTATAAGGATAGTGGATAGTGATAAGAACAATACTGGTTTTGGTACTACTGGATTTACTAATCCATTTAAAGAGATAGAAGGTGTTACTTTATTAGGTGATCATGGAACTATAACTGGAATTGGTTGTAGTGCTAAAGGTATTGTATTTGAATTGCACATACCTGCTAATTCAGATATAAGACAAACTAAATTAGGAGGAATTACTAATACTGGAATAGGTACTGGTGATTACTTCCTTATAAGTAACTCTAACGTGGGTGCTGGTGTAACAGCACGTTCTAGCAATGGTCAGTCTACAATTGGAATTGCAACACAATTCCTTGATGGTGTCTACCAGTGCAGTCATTTGACTAGAGTAGGGGTAGGTCAAACTATGAGAGTCCATGCTGAGATTATGTCAGGTCATGGATTGAACTTTACTGGACTTAGTTCTGGTGTTTCTAATTATTATGGATCATATAGTTGGGCAAGATTCACAACAACTGCTGTTGGTTTAGCATACACTGCCAACACATTGAATGGTCTAACTGGACTATCAACTGCGCCTGAAATACAGAGACTAACAAAACTATCTCTAGATTACACATAAATAAACATTACGAACTGATTTAAGTTTCAAAATAGTGCCAGCAGTAATTACCGATCAGATCAGAGTATTGAATGCGACAAATTTCGTAAGCGGAATTTCGACCAGTGATAATAGTTATTATGTCTTCATTGGGCTTCCAAATGCAACTGAAGTTGCATCGGATTGGAATACAAACACTCCATCACCCATTGATAATTTTGATGAACATGATAACATTTACGATACTCTAATATCTGCCAAAAAAATTACATCTACGGATGTATTACGAGTAGTCCCAAAAGTCACTTGGAAGAGTGGTACGATATACGAGATGTATCGTCAGGATTATAGTATCAATAAGTTGAGTCCACAAACTAGTGCGACTACTCTTTATAATGCAAACTTCTTTATAATGAACTCAGACTTTAGAGTCTATGAGTGTATCTACAATGGAGCATCACCATCTAATAGTGGTGGGGGTGTCATATCACTGGAAGAACCATCTCATACTGACTTACAACCTAGGTTAGAGAGTGATGGGTATGTTTGGAAGTATCTTTATACTATCAAACCAAGTGATATCATTAAGTTTGACAGTGCAGATTATATACCTGTACCTGCTGATTGGTCGTCAAATACCAATGTAGCAGATGTAAGGAATGCTGCTGTAGATGGTAAGATTGAAACTATAGTAATTGAAGATGTGACTAATGCATCTTATCAATTCAATGGAACTAAAAATGGTGTACCAATAAGAGGAGATGGACAAGACGGACTGGCATCTGTCACATTCATCAACGGTAAACCATCTTCAGTACAAGTAACGAATGGTGGATCGGGTTATTCGTTTGCTACGCTGGATTTAGACTCTGTTGTAACAGGTGCTGGTGCTTCATTTGCTGTTATTGTTCCTCCTCCAGGTGGACATGGTGCTGACATATACAGGGAACTTGGTGCTAATAAGGTTCTTGTATATTCGAGAATAGAAAATAGTGACGTAACAAACCCAGATTTTCCAACAGGAAACCAGTTTGCACGTCTAGGTATTATTGAAAATCCCCAAGCATATGGTAGTACAAATTTACTAACTGCTTCTTCTGCTGCTGGAACATATGGTTTACGTCTTGTTGGATCTGCAACTACTAGTTTGTTAGTTGAAGTTGATGGTAATGTTACACAGACAGTTGGAGTTGGTTCGACTGCTGTAGGTAAGATTATTGGATATGATCCTACTACTAGAATTTTACAGTATTGGCAGGATAGAAGCCTTGCTGTAGACAACGCTTCTGGGACAAAACCTACCTATGGATACCAACTAAATAGATTTCAAGCGAACCCTGGTACTGGTGGTAGTAACAATCTAATTGTAAAGACTACTACAGGAACTGAGACATTAGCAATTGATGCAGGTTTCACAGGAGTTTCTACTACAGTAAACTCTAGAACCTACTACTTTGGTCAAACATATAACAGTGGTGTTGCTAATCCAGAGATCAAAAAATACTCTGGTAACATCATCTACATTGATCAAAGACCTGAAGTCACGAGAGCAACAAACCAACGTGAAGATATTAAAATCATCTTAGAATTCTAATCTGATGCCACAGAACACCAACCTAAATGTCAGTCCATATTTTGATGATTTTGACTCATCGAAGAACTTTAGTAAAGTTCTTTTCAAGCCTGGCACACCCGTACAAGCACGGGAACTAACTACACTTCAATCTATCCTTCAAGGACAAATAGAGAAGTTTGGTAAACACATCTTTGTAGAGGGATCTATGGTGATTCCTGGTGCGTTTAAAAAAGATGTTACATACTCTTGCGTCAAAGTAGAATCTACGTTTTTTGGTGTTCCCGTAGAATTGTACTATGATAAACTTGTAGGTTTAGTAATTCAGGGTAGAGATTCTGGTGTAACTGCTCAGGTTGTAAACGTTCTTTCGTCTACGATTTCTAGTACTAGTAATACGACTCTTTATATTAAATACAATAAAGGTTCAGATGATTTATCTAGAGATACATTCATAGATGGTGAGAACCTTGTTACTCTAACTGATTTTAGTTATGGTAGTACAACAGTTTCAGCTGGATCTGATTTTGCTACTGCTATTAGTTCAAATGCTAATGCAATTGGATCAGCATTTACAGTAACCAGAGGTGTTTGGTTTGTTCGTGGAACATTTGTAGAAGTAAATACAGAAACAATAATATTAGATCAATATACTAACCAACCAACATATAGAATTGGATTTTTCATAAAAGAAGAATTAGTAACAGCAGTAGATGACAATACACTATACGATAATGCTGCAGGATATTCCAACTATACTGCTCCTGGTGCTGATAGATTTAGAATTACTTTATCTCTTGGTAAGAAGGATATAGATGATTTCAATGATGAGAACTTTGTAGAACTTCTAAAAACTAGAGAAGGTGTTGATTCATTTATAGCAGACAAAACAATATATGGTGAGATTGCAAAAGAATGGGCTAGAAGAACCTTTGATGAAAGTGGAGATTACTACGTAAGAAAGTTTGATCTAGAAGCAAAGGAATGTCTAAATGACAGGTATTCTGTATTTGGAACATTCTTCCCAGAGAATAAGACTGAAGAAGGTAATGATCCTAGTAAGGATTTACTTAACATAAAAGTTGGTGCAGGTAAAGCATATGTCAAAGGTTATGAAACAGAAGTATATGGTACTCGTTTTATAGACGTTGAGAAACCTAGAACAACTCAGTTAGTAGAATCTTCTGCTGTTCCTTTTGAAGCAGGAAATAAACTAAGATTGAATAATGTTCTTAGTGCTGCACAGATAAAATTAGATGCTGCAACTTCTGATTATATTGACTTACGTAGTGCAAGATTAGGTAGTACCAAATCAACTGCTTCTGGTAGTAGTATTGGTAGAGCAAGAATATATGATTACAAATTACAGAATGCTGGTTATGTAGATGCTACCAGTGTATTTGAAATCTTCCTGTTTGATATTCAAACAGACGTACAATTGACTGTCAACCAAGCACATACAATTCCACTCCCTGCTATAATTGAGGGTGCTAGAAGTGGTGCAAAGGGTTATCTACGTACTGCTGTATCAGGTGCTACTGGTATAACATTGAACCAAGTAGTTGGTTCATTTGTGGTTGATGAACCTATTATTATAAATGGTGTTCAAGATGGTAGAGTTATAACTGCTGTCACAGACTATGATCTAGCAGATGTGAAGGCTGTAAGATCTACTGCTGGTGGTAGAACATTTGCTGCTGATGTAGTTCTAGAACCTAAGAAAGAATTTACTGGACGTTCGTTCAGTATAACCAGTGGTGGTGTAGTTACATGTGGTACTACTGGTTGGGTAAAGCATTTTAGGGTAGGAGATGTTGTTGCATATAAGCGTGGTGGTCAGACTGATATTACTTACAACGTAGTAAGTGCTATTAGTCCTGTAAACAATAATATTACTGTGGTTGCTGCTCCAGCTACAATTGCTGGTATATGTCATAAAGCATTACCAAGTTCTACTGAAACGGTTGCTGATCTAAAGATTGTTGCATCTAAACTTAGAGATTCTAAGAGTGGATTCCTATATGCTGAGTTACCTAACACTGATGTAGAGTCATTAGATCTAACTGATTCACTTTTACAAATAAGAGTAGAGAATGTAGGACAAAGCACTGATGGTGCAGGAGTTTTAACATTACCACCCTTGTCAGGAACTGACTATGTTTATGCTCCATTTGATGAGGAAAGATATACTGTTGTATACACCACTGGTGTTGTTGCTGACCTTACATCAGATCAAGTTGTTTTGACAAATGGTGCTAAGGGTGTAACTATATCTGGTCTTTTGCTTAGTCAAAATACTAATGTTATAGTACATAGTACACAACAAAAATCTAAGGTCAAGTCTAAGCAAAAGACTCTTGTTCGTAGTGCTACTCTAGCAGTTACTGGATCTAACCGTGCATCTTCTGGAGTTACTACTGCTCTTGGAGATGGTCTTACTCCTAGTTCAAAATATGGTTTGAGGGTTCAGGATAGAGAGATATCATTGAACGTTCCTGATGTAGTATCTGTTGCTGCTGTATTTGAGTCGTCAGGTACTGGTGCTCCTACTACACCATCAATAACACTTGGATCTTATAATGGTGCTAATAATGATAATACTGATCTAATCTTAGGTGAGATTGGTGTTGGTAAGAGTTCAGGTGCTGCTGCCAAAGTTATGAAGAGGGATACTTCAACTAAGATAAGTGTTCTGTTTATGAATCATAATATCTTTGAAAAGAATGAAGAGGTGATGTTTGAAGAGAGTGGAGTAAAGGCAGTTCTTGGTTCTGTAGATCCTGGTGATCCTAATATACGAAATAACTTTATACTCGACAATGGACAAAGATCAGACTACTACGACTTTGGTAGATTGGTTAGGAAACAAAATTTCCCAGAACCACAAGGGCAACTTCAAGTCTTCTTTGATCACTACGTCATCAATTCGCAAGACTCTGGTGACATACTTACCGTTAATAGTTACACTAAAGATAATTATGACACTATTCCTGCTATGGAAGGGGTCAGAAATAGTGACGCTATTGACTTAAGACCAAGGGTAAAAGATTATACTGGTAATAGATCACCATTTGAATTTGATGCAAGAGACTTTACTGCTGCTGGTCAGAATACTGCAGTATTAGTATCTGATGAGAACCTTACCTTTGATTATAGTAACTATCTTGGAAGGATTGATAGACTATATGTCAACCAAGATCGTTCATTCAGTGTCAAGAAAGGAACTCCTGCTGTCAAACCAACCAAGCCAGAAGTCAATTCTCAGTCATTTGAGCTTGCTATTATAGAGTATAAACCTTATGTTTATGATCCTAGAAAGGATGTAAAGATTACCTTTACTGGTAATAAGCGTTATACTATGAAAGATATTGGTGCTCTTGAGACTCGTATTGAAAATATTGAAGAAGTAACTGCATTGTCATTACTAGAAAGTAAGACAGAAAGTCTAGTTATTACTGATCCCACAACAGGTCTTGATAGATTCAAGAATGGTTTTGTTGTAGATCCATTCAATAACTTTGATATTGCAGATAAGAAATTAGGCGAACTAAAATATGATATAAGAGATGGTAAACTTGTAGCAAGAAAGAGTTTTGATGCTATAGATTTACTCATTGGTTCTAACTCTGTAGTTGGTACTGATGGTGCTCCAGATCCTACTGTTGATCCAAGATATGCTACTGATTTAGGTTCACCTAATATTATAAAAATAGGTGATATTTGTAGTTTAGCATATACAGAATCACCAGAGTTTTCTAGACAACCATTTGCTACTAGGATAGAGAGTATAAACCCATATGCATTTAGAACATGGGGTGGTAGACTTTCATTGAATCCTTCTTCTGATGTATATGTTGATAGGATTCAAATTGTTAGAGAAGATGGTATTGGTTTCAATGATGATTTCATATCTCAGACTGAACCAGAACCTATGATGAGAGAGCAGAATATTGCTTTCACTGGTACAAGATTGAAGCCAGGTGTAAACCACTATAACTGGTGGTCTGGTACAGATATGATTGAGAACAATACTCGTACCATACCTAAACTATTAGAAGTAACACCTATTCAAGGTGCGTTCCGAATTGGTGAGACAGTAAGTGGTACTGTATTCAATAGTGATGCTGAGATAAGATTTAGACTTGCTTCACCTAACCATAAAGATGGTCCTTACAATTCTCCAACTCTAATCTATACAGAGAACCCATATGGTCCTAGCGTTGGTTTATCATCTGCTTATTCTGAGACTACTTCAGTTCTAAACATTGATTGTCAATCATTGAATCAGAAGTCTGATGGTAACTTCTTTGGATATGTAACAATGGGTATGAGACTTGTTGGTGAGGATAGTGGTGCTGAAGCAGATGTAAGTAATATTAGATTGGTTAGTGATAACTTAGGTGCTATTCAAGGGTCTTATTACATACCAGGCAATGAGTTCCAGAATGGTACTAACACTGCACGTCTTGCAAGTATAAGACCACAGGATGAACTTCCTAATATGAACTTCAGTCGTGCGTCTGTAGACCACGAATCTGAAGGATTCCGTATTACTGAGACTACTCTGACTAGAACAGAACCAGTCTTCCCACCACCAATAATCAATAACAATACATTTGTTACGAATAATATTACTAACATTGACAACAGAGTTACTAATAATATCACTGAAGTCACTGAGATTATTCATCAAATGCCTGAGCAGGATGATGGTGACCCATTAGCACAGAGTTTCTTTGTTACTGAGGAGACAGGTATTTGTATTACTGCAATTGGAGTTTACTTCCAATCTAAGTCAGCATCTATTCCTGTTACATGTAGAATAGTGAAGATGGTCAATGGATATCCATCAAGAGAAATTGCTAAACATGGTGAGACTGAACTGAATCCAGATCAGGTTGTAATATCTAATGATGCTAGTTTAGAAACTAAGTTTGTATTTGAAGGTCCAGTTTACTTACCTGAAGGTGAGTATGCTTTTGTTCTAGATGCTAACACTGCAGACTATAACCTCTGGATATCACAAATGGGTGAAGCAGAGATAACAACTGCTAATTTATCTGAACTAGGTCAGGTTATTGTGGCACAACAGCCTAGTCTTGGATCTTTATTCAAAGGTCAGACTCGTGGTACATGGACTGCATCACAGTTAGAAGATATGAAGTATAACTGCTATAAAGCAGAATTTACAATGGAGACAGGTACAGTTAGACTATACAACCCACAGTTAGGTCTAAACCAAGAGAGGAATAGACTTCCTGAGAATCCAATAGAAACATTTGCTAAGAGAGTAACTGTAGGTCTAACTTCGTCTGTTGTAGGTGCTTCTGGTGCTGTTGTAGACATTGGTACTAAGATACTACAGAACTCTAATGCTGGTGCTGAGGGTATTGTTACTGAGAAACTAGCACATCTTGGTACTTCGGCAAGTACATTGTCTATTACTAATGCTGGTAGAAATTATGAAGATGCGACTTACAGTACAGTAAACTTCCAAACTATTACTGGTAAGGGATCAGGTGCTGTTGGTGTTGTTACAGTAGCTTCTGGTGCTATCACTGGAGCAACTGTCAAAGGTCTTCAGACTGGTAGTGGATATCAAGTTGGTGATACTATCACTGCTGCACTTGGTACTAAAGGTTTAGGACAAAACTTAGTCCTAACAGTTGGTGTTACAACTGGTACGAATGCATTGATACTAACTGGATGTACTAATACCAATTTTGACACAACTAATCTTATTCAATACTATAACGCAACACTAGGTTATGGTGTAACTCTTGCTAATATCAAACCTTCTACTGTTACTGTAAACGCAGATGAGTATGATGGCAAGTACTTCAAAATTACTCATCCTAATCATGGGAACCATGCTCCTAACAATATAGTAAAAATAAATGGTGTTAAAGGTGATTCTGTACCTGTAAAACTTACAGTTGGATATGGTATAAGTGCAACTAGTGCTATTAGTATAGGAAGTAGTCTTGGATTTGGTTTCTTTGAGGGTGCTAATGTATCAGCAAGTAATCCTGGATATGCTCTACTCGGAGACGAAATTGTCAAGTATACTTCTGTTGGAACCAATCAACTCACAGGAACTATTACTAGAGGTATAGATGATACTCATTCTAGAACATATGTTATAGATGATCCTATACAGAAGTATGAATTATCTGGAGTATCTTTAAGGAAGATCAATACTCAACATCAATTTGCAAATGTTACTAATACAATAGAAGATAAAGTAACTCTAGATTCATATCATTGTAAGATTGATGGTAATGTAGCATTTACTAAGGATAAGCATGGTGGTGGAACTGGTGGTAAAGCATCTACAAACATTCAGTTTGAGACTGTTACACCTAATATTGTTCATCGTACTCCACCTCGTACAAGGGTTGAAGCAAACTTAAGAACAACTACTGGAACAAGTGTCAGTGGAACTGAGGCATCATTCGTTGATAAAGGTTATCAAGCATTGAATATGTTTGGTGAGACTAAGTTTACAGAACCTAGAATAGTTGCTTCTAAGCAGAATGAAGATGCTAAGTTGACTGCATTACCTGGATCTAAATCATTGACTTTGGATGTTCATTTGAGTACTAATAGTCCTAATGTATCTCCTACTGTTGATGTATTCAGAAGTTCTCTAATGACTGAATCAGCAAGAGTCAACTCTCCTATCGCTAACTTTATTACTGATAGAAGAGCAAATACAATATATGATCCACATGAATTATTGTATCTCACAAAGGTTATAAAACTAGACAATCCTGCAACTGGATTGAAAGTGATCTTTGCAGCATACAGACCTGCATCATCTACCGTTAGAGTTTTATACAGATTGTTTAGAGCAGACAGTGATGAAATTGATTCATCATTCCAGTTGATGCCTGGTTATGATAACTTAGATGCTTCTGGTGATGTTATAAATGCTAAGAGTAACAGTGGTCTACCTGATAGAAAAGTTGTTCCAAGTCTTGAGGGTCAGTTTATTGATTATGAATACACAGTTGAGGATCTACCTCAATTTACTGGATTCCAAGTCAAGGTCGATCTTGGATCTACTAGTCAGGCAGAAGATCCAGAACTATTAGACTTCAGAGCGATTGCAACAGCATAATGGCTTGGTGGTTATTATACGACGTACTAAATGGAACATTAGACGATGAGTACCCGATCAAAGAGAACGAAAGTAGAAGATCATCCACAACTGGAGAGAGATCTGAAAACGACAGCGATATTGAACACAGATGAAACTGCGTTCAATAGATATATGAATGATAAAGAATCTCGTATGAAACAAAAGTTTGAGTTAGATGAATTACGAGGTGAAATTGAGATTTTGAAACAGTTAATTCTCAAACAAAATAAATAACTATACTGAATTAGGTTTACATGGCAGTACCATCAGTAAATATTCAAATTGAGAAGGGGACAGATTTTTCTTCTACATTTGATGTAAAGAAAAAGGATAACTCGCCTTTGAACTTGAGCTTGTATAATTTCTCAGTAAAAATGAGAAAACATGCTGAAGCTTCAGGTTATGTTGGATTTGCTGCTACTTACGGTAACACACCAGCAAACGGAAACCTAACAATATCATTGACTGACACACAGACTGGTATCATTACCGCAGGTAGATACGAGTATGATGTTATTATAACTAATCTTAATAATGGTACGAAGACTAAGATTTTTTCTGGTCAAGCGTTGGTAAACTCTTCGGCAGCAGCATGATATGTCTGATCTCGTTAGACTATCTTCAACAATTGCTGACTCTGATTTAGACGGTCAACCGACAGTACGTTTTACTAGTTCAACTGAAGTTTACTCAGTAAAAATAGGTGAAACAAAATCCGTATTCTCCCCTGACGACGAAACTGTGGCAAATCTCAGAGACATATCAGACATTATATCAACAGCTATAAGCGTTGGTGTTGGAACGAATTATGTTCTTTCTTATAATGCTGGTGCAGACAATTTTTCTTTCATCAGTCCAGATTCATTAGTTGATTCTGCAGTTGGATCATCTTCAGGTCCAGCAGGATTTAGTACTTCAGTAATAAACAGTTTAGTTGCTGAACTTGATGTACAATTAGATAATAAAATTGACCTTGATGCTGGCACTTGGGCATAAAATCTAAATACTAAGAAGGAAAGTTTTAACAAATGGCAAATCCAGTCTTACAATTTAAAAGAGGTAATCTTGCAAGTTTGCCTGGGTTACAAGCTGGTGAACCAGGTTTTACCTCAGATAAGTTTGATTTATATGTTGGTATAGACTCTACGACGAGTAATAATAAGTTTATAGGTTCAGGAAGATTTTGGGAAGAAGGTAGTGCTACAGCAGCGTCTGGAGTAAAACTTGTAGAAGCAAGAAATAATGGTGCTCATGCAGTAACAATCAAAGCACCTGCTACATTAGGTAGTGATCAAGACTATGTAATGCCAGGGGCTGCTATCAATAATGGATTTCTAAAGAGTGATAGTTCTGGTACTTTATCATGGGATACATCAGTTGGTGGTGATGCAACAGGAATAAATGTAGCAGGTGTAGGTACGGTTACATTTCTAAAGTCAACACATCATATTGTCACTGGTATTGCAACTGTGGCATCTGCCAAGGTAGAAGACCTAACTGCTAATAGAGTTGTTGTTGCTGGTACTGATGGTCTACTAGAAGACAGTTCAAAACTGACATTTGATGGAGCAACACTTACATGTAATGCTAATCAAAACACTACAGGTAA